GACGAAAGGTTTGATATATTGCTTTCCAATCGTTGACGCCAAAAAGTGCCGATTGTCGTGATGAGGTTGCCATAGTCGTGTTCTCTTTTATGTATTTATCATACCTAAAAGCACTACTTTTATTGTACTGTTGCGGTATTTGTAGCGTTATCGAAGAACACTGCTAGCAATTGTGGATTATTGAAGGGTGCGATAGCTAGCTCTACTTCTATTAGAATGCCATTTTCCTGAGTATAAGCATTTACTGAATTTACGATTAGTCTGGGATCTTGGGCAGCTACTCGCTGAATTTCATTTTGAAGTTGAAGTTGTGTGTCAGTAGTGTTTGGCTCAAATACAAATGACCAAAGAGTAGTACCGTATGCAGGATTTCCCACTTTTTGTCCCTGAGTTATATTAAGCGCATTAACAAAGTCTTGAATCACTAGAGGTTGATCAAGTAATCTGTATTTTTTACCAATGTTAATTGACTTTATTGTTCCGCCCGTGCCCCCATCTACCCCTGCATTAAGATCGGTAGAACGGGGCTGATTAGCGTTAATAGTTGAAAATCCAATGTATGTAGCCATGATTATATTTATGCGTTATAAGATAGTTTCGCACTAATCGCGTCAAGCTGTGCAACTAATTCCCCTACTTTTTTAGCGTTGTCCCTTTTTGTACTGAGACTAGAGTTTGGATCGTTAGATTCATCATTGAGTTTTTTTATCTCAGCAGTTATTTCAACTTGTTTCTCTCGTAGTGCCATTCTTTTTTCATACGCGGCATCACTAAAGACTCCTGTACTTGCACTTTCGCGTAGCGCCAACTCAGCAGGTGTTAGGCCTTGGTAATTCATCGGAGGTATCCTGTCATCACCTAACTGTTCCTTAACTTGTGCAGCACGCAGTGGCTCACCGACATCAGTATTAGTAGCTACTTTAGGTGGTCCAACTTTAGTAGTTACTGCATTTAGTGCCTGTTCCGCTGATTTAGGTAAACCAATATTAGCTGAAATTGATCCCTTCTTAGTGAGACCCTCTATAGCAGCCACCGCACCACCTATTTTTGCCGTCGCACCATCTATTACGGCTATGCCATCCTGGATTTGTCGTGCAAGGGTTGTTTTACTTAATGCAGCAGTCGCAGCATCAGTCACTTTAGTTAAATATTGACTACCTGAATCGTTTAGTTTTGCAATTGCTTCAGCATTGGCTTTTTCTAAATCTTGCGGGACCCCAGCTTCAAGTTTAGGCAATGCCCTTACTATTGAGTCATATGCGGAGGCAGCGGCCCCTCTAAGAGCAGTAAGAGCAGCAGTTATTTGTTTTCCTGCAAAATCTAGTGCGGCTGTTATTTTACCTATTCCCTTAGCTATAAATGAAGTTACTAGCCCGGTTGCTGCATCGGTTATCATCGCAGATGCATTACCTGCGGAGAAAAGGTCGGTTATATTACCCATTGCAGTATTGACTGACTTTCCTGCATCTGCGGCAGCCCCAGAAATTGAGTCAACTACCTTTGTTCCCGCGTCAGTAAGTGATGCAACACCTTTTGTTCCTATACTAGAGAGGTCTACTTTACCAACTAATGAATCTCCTATCGAAACACCTGATAAGGGGTTTCCTGCAATACTACTAGCAGCATCTGTTGACGATTGTCCAAATAAGCCTTTTACACTTGCTGCTACTCTTGTTGTAACTTCTGTTGCTGCTGTTGATATTGTTTTTGTTGCACCTTCAACCACAGCAGCAACTGGTGCTGTTATAGCCTTTTGCGCACCTGCTATTCCCTCAGCTATTCCAGTAGATACTGCGGCAGAGCCTGTTGCTACTGCGGTTGCGGCACCAGCTAAATTTTGTCGTACTAATCCAAGTGTCTGATTTACTCCCCCAAATGTTGCAGCAAATATCGGGCCTGCTGTTTGAGTACCTGAAGTTTTTGATGTAAATAACCCTGCATTAATCAATTGATTTTCTGCTATTGTAAATCCTTTTACCTGTGTATCAACTTGAGCAGCCAAGTTATTAGCATATGCTCCCAATGAGTCAGCACCAACTTTTCCTGTAAACAAGTTTGGGGTCATAGCTTGTTCTAGAGAGTATCCCTTAGCCACTAATGCATCAATAAGTGCGGCTGAACCTGGTTTTATTACACCTGCAATTTCTAATTGTTTTGGGCTTTGTGCTAGTGAGCCCACTGAAACCTGTTTACCTTGGAGTGTATCATAAGTACCCATGTTAGTTGCTACTGCACCTGCGGCTGGTCCATGAGCCGCACCAGACGCGGCCGCAGCCGTCAATGTACCCACAGTCTCTGAATTTAATGTACTAGTTGAGTTGGTCGGCGGCACGGTAGAACTTAGTGCGGGAGTAATTGGATAGGGGGGTTGTGCGGGTACACTTTCATTAGTTCTTGCTAATGGAGCCGAAGGTGCACTGGGTAATACAGCCGCAGCGTTATTATTTACTTGAACAGGTACGCCTAGATTAGCATCAGACCACGGAGCATGAGCCGGTGCGCGACTTACAATACTAGGTAACGTCCTCGGTGCAGAATGCCATCCGGTAGCAGCATCATTAAGAGTATCGGTATGTGACTTTGGTGTAATAGGTACAACATCCTTAGGGCTAGCAGGTGACTTACCGGTATTAAGAAATACCGCGATTCCGTTAACAAAGGTGGCACCCAAACTAGACAAAGATGAGGTTACTAATGAAGAAAGAGCAATTTGTCCATTTACTTTTACTCCATATTCCCCTATTGTGTGCATACTATAATCTGTTCCTACACGTTGGGTAGTAGCCTCGTCTGATTCTAACTTAATATTCTTGCCCTTTATATTTAAATTATTAGCAGCATTAATATTGATGTCATTATCCGCATGTAGGTTTAAGTCACCTTGAGTTCTAATATTCACTGAGTTGGTTGAGTACATATCTATTGTACCCTCTTTACCTAACTCAATATAACTTTGACCATTTGCGTGAATAATGAATAATGTTTGACCATCGTCACTCATTAAAATTTGATGACCTAAAGAAGTTCTTAATCGTATAAGTTGATCTCTGCCTGTTATGTCACCGTCATCCATTACAAAACTATGGCCTGCTCTGCGGGATATGACTTGTGTTTTTGTCGCATTAGCATCATTCAGATTTTTAGTTATAGTTTGATCGGTATATCCACCTGCATATATTGGTCTGCCTGGAGTGCTTACGCCAAACCCTACGCGGGAAGGAGTTTCTCTTTGTGCGCTTGATCCTATCGGTCCTCTAATTGGGTCTCTTATTAGTCCCTGCTGTGCGTAGACTGCTGCTGCATAGCTATTCACTGGCTTTGGCTGATCGAAAAATTTGGTAGCGTTATTTATTTTATTGTTGTTAGTGTTAATGTTAGTGACTGGTAACCTAATAGCACCGCCATAACTTGCAGCTTCTCCTGGATTTAATACTACTGTTTGAGCCGCGCCGATAGCAGGCACCATATACAATTTTTCAGCTTGAGGTACACATCCTATCCAATATCCATAGTTCAAATCACCGTTGACGAAAACACATATAACGGTAGTGCCTATATCAGGTGGACTAGTCCACATACCATATGATGCTGAATTTTCTACATAGCCTCCCCAACCTGTATTAGGTGGACTACCAGTAGTGCATCCAAAGAAAGGGGACATATAACTTACCCATACCCATGATTTAGCATCTTGCGGATTTTTTCCTCCCAAATCAGAAATATAAACACGCAATCTACCTGCCCTAATTGGGTCAATGTTATCTTTTACAACTCCAAATATTGGAGTTCGTCTAATAACAGCTTTACCCGCACCGGCTTGACTACCTGGAGCAGGTCCTTTTGTTATAATATTATTATCTGGCATATTTACTTACTACCCCTAAGGGTATCTCCTAAAATTTTATTTACATCGGTTGAATTTATCGGGTTCCGCCCCCGTTAATCAAGCCTGTGACCCTAGTTGTGCCAATACCTGTTTGGGTTCTACCCCCGTTAATCAAGCCTGCGACCCTAGTTGTGCCAATACCTGTTTGAGTTGTAGTGGCTGCTACTCCTGCCTGTGTAGTACTATCGTATGGAGTACTATCATCATTAGCTACAATTCCAAAATTAGTAGGTATAGTCCTAGGAGGATTAGTACTTGGTTGAGATTGTGTACTTTCTTGTATTCTTTTAACCTGTGCATCTACTCCGGTGGCATCATCTTGTGGTTGGCGAAATCCATTATTCTGCGATACTGTTCCGCCGGCTGAAGGAGTTGTTGTAGCTGTACTGCCTTGAGAAGATCCAGTTCTGGTATCGCCCACTGGGGTATTATCATTTTCTCTACTAGTCTCATTTGTAGAACTTTGCGTATACGGAATTGGACTCATTTTACATGTAATAGTTTGTGTAAAGCTTCCTCCTGAAAACATACTGTCAACTTGGCTTACCAGATAGGCGATTCCATTTATATTACTTTTAAAATTTGAATTAGTTGGGTCAATCCAAAATAATATCTTTTCATTAACATTTAATAAACCTGTTCTATTATCATAATCTTTCGCTTCATTAAAATTAAGTTCTATAAAGACAAGACCACTATTAGGATTAATAGTAAAACCATCGTTACCATAATACTGACGATATACTTCATTTAATGATCCCGGAGTATCGTTCATTAAAAAATCAGGATCCCCTAATATTTTAATTTTTGCTTCTGACCAATCTTTGGGAGAATATAAATTAGTAAGATACTGATTTTCTGCCTCCGCACCCCTCCCCAAAGAATTACTACGTTCATAGTCATTTAATTTACCTGGTATTGAAGGTATATCTAATCCCGGTATATAAGTAGGAGAATTGGGATCACTGCTGGGAGTAAAAGCAATATTAAAATACGAACCATCTAGAGTTTGTGTAAATTCTAAAATTTCAGTATTCTTACCTGTAAACCAATAATTATATCTTTTATGTGGTCCATAATACTTACTTGTTTTTCCATACGGTGTAAAAGTACCAGGAGTCTTAAAAGGTTGAATAACATAAGTTATTTTATAAGAAAAATCCCCTACTTTTTTGTCCCATGCCAATGGTTCCACTCTTGCTCCTAAATTATACCATTGAATTTCGCGCGGGGGGTTTTTATTTAGAGTTATCTCAGGTGAAGCAGTGCTATTACTTGGAGTTTCAGCAGTAGTGTATGTCATAGTAAGCGCATCTCGCAAATAACTACTTTGTTTAATTATTTGTCCTATAGCTTGTGTGACTGAGGTACCCTGTTCTATTTGTATAATACGTTTTGAAGTATCAGTGATTGCTTCTGTTGCAGTTTTTGTATTTACCTGACTAGAATTAGTAGGGCCTGCCACACCAGGTTGTTTACCTTTATCGGGGTCACCTGGATTAATCATGCTGGCAATTTTAATAGGACCTGCATCTCCTAAATATGCAATTTCATATTGAATATGAGTACCTTGTTGATTTTTATTTAAAGAATTCGTTAAGGAATTTAATGCTTCATCAACTGTTGCTGCTTCGATTGATACAATATTATCTACTACACCATATTTTTGTCCAAATGCTATGTTAGGAGATGTTGCCCTGGCCTGAACTGCATACTTAGTCATAGACCCGTCGATTCTAAACTTGACGCTTTCTATTATTATATCAAAAAATCTTTCAAATACACCACTAGCTGATTCAGATGGATTAAAGGTATCCGATGCAAAAAATTTATCAGGAGTCGCCGGTGTGCCATCTGGCGTATACCCTTGGAATCTTACTCCTAAAATAAAATGTTGTCGCCATTGATTACCACTGTCACGATAAGATTCAATTTTACTAGTTTTTTTTATTTGTTCAAAGGAACGAAATAGTTCACTATTAAAAGAAAATCCATACGGCTCTGTTATTGTAAATGATACGGTTGTTATATTAATTGCGGATTCGGTAGCCTTTCCAGTCAGAGCTTGTGAAATTTTAAGATCATCTATGTAATAATCCAAATTTATTCCAGGTGCATTACGATCTGTAGTTTTAGTGTTAATACCGCCGCTTTGTGCAACAATAAAAGCTCCCCCAGTTGGTGTGTTCCCTGTGTTGGTTTTTCGAAGACCATTTATATTTTTTCTATCTGATAGTAAAAATAAATTATATGCATCAGGTGTTACCATGTAAAGGGTAAGCTGATAAGTATAGCTTGTAAACTCGCTCAATGGATTTTTTAATCTTCTACCAGGTAAATCAGCATTTGCGGATGTGTTATTAGATGTTGTAGCATTAGATGGAATAGACCTATTCGAGCTAGCCGGTTCAGTTGGACTTTGTTTATCATCATTAGCTTGATTTTGTGTAGCCATATTACACTCCTAATACTTGGATTAACGTGTCGGATGTAGGCAAGTAAATGCCAACTCCAGTAACGAAATCAAACATTGGATCTTTAAGTGTGTTTGGATTGCGCTGACTAAACACCCACCATAGTCTTGGGTCACCATATGTATCATATGCTAATAAATCAGGCCTTAAATTATAAGTTTGCGTTATTATCCAATATATATCTGATCCATTTTTAGGTATAGGACGATTAGTCATTACATCTAAAAAGTTATTATTTACCGTGTCTGTTATATTATAAGGACTTGATGCAGGATATACAAAATTTTGCATTACCAAAAACCTCTTCTAAGTAATTTACCTGTAGCATATTCTTTAAGACTAAAGTCATTACTAACTTGGTTGCGACTAACTACAGGTAAGCAAGTTACAGATAGTTTCATTTTTGTTGGAACATATGTAACATTTGAATTTGACAGATAAGTTGACTGCTGATTAAACATAGGCGCAGCTGGTTTTCCACCTATAGGCACACCATTTACTGCTGTTCGATTTGTTGCGATGTCCGCTGCGCCAACCCCTGAATTGTAGGCACTTAATTCTGTTCCTGAAATAGTGGTTGGAGCACTAGCTCTTATATAATCAACGTCAGTTGGTAAATCGTATGTAAATCCAGATACAACCAATGCATGATTATTAAACTGAAATTGCCCCAATCCAGTTAGATAGCATAATGGAGGAGGTACACCGGGATTAGGATTTTGGTCATTGCCATAAAACATCTTTGTTACGGTTCTGAAAAAATGAATTACTGCTAACAAATAATTAGCTTCGCTAGTATCTTGTGCAGTAAAATCACATCCTATTGTTACTTGATCTACGCTACTACCTTTGTATTGAAATATTTTATAGTTACTATGTACTATCTCTGCAGGCGAGTATCCACCTACATATTGTACATTGACGCTTGGTGTATATGGAAATATAACACCATTTGTTTTTTTTAATGGGAATAATATATCTCCCTCCTTAGCCACATTATACAAATATTTTGCCTTTGCCTCTGGGGCTAAAGTTAATTTGACCCTCCAATCTACTTGAGTAGCTTGGTTTACTTCTACTGCCTTAGCTGCGTCTGCTCTAGTTGGACCTAACAACCCCTGCGTACTAAATCCAGTTCTTACTGGAAGTGCCCCAAACCCTCCTCCAATTTCTTGTGGTGCTACCTCACCAAATGTCGGTGATGAAATGCCTGTAAAACCTGGAGTATTTGGTATAGCTGCCGGTGCCTCAGTAGGAACTGGGTCCGTAGCTGGTGTTGTAATTTCAGGTATAGACACAACGGGTACCGGGGCTGCTTGACTCATAATGCTTTTATCCTATGTATAAATACTA